TCATTTAGCCTTCCCAATCTGCTCCCGCGCATAATCACGTCGCCGATCCGTACTTTGTATAAACTCCCTCATCTCCGCTTGCCATTCCCTAACCTTACCTCGTGCCTTTTGCTGTTCTTCCCTTGTAAGTGCTACGGCTTCCCGTTGCTTCCACTTCCTGATCTGACGTTCAATGTAACGTTGTTTCTGCCTCTCAAGATATGCCCCCTCTTGAACGTCTACGGGTTTAATCTTTTCGCCTTCCTGATATGCAGACAACGAATGACGACAATTAGGATGGAAGAGTCCGCTGTTTATAGATGTTTGCAATGACAAGTACTTAGGATGCTTACCAGAAATACTAAATACCTTACCCTGCCACGGCTTACATAGTGGAGATGGATCAAAATGCGAGGATATCTTTACTAAGTCGTATCCGTTATGACTTAATCGGTCTACATGTCCTTTGATCTGCGCTCTGGCCACGGCTGATCTAGTGGACATCTCCGTATACGAAGACATGTCCCAATTGCGCCCCGACCGATCAATGAACGATGTAATCCCTCTGTCTGAAAGCTGATTAAGCAGACGTTGCGCTCCTTGCCTTCGGGTATCTACACCCGTTATAGCTCCCATAGACGAACGGGCCACTATCTCACGGTATCGATCACCTAAAGAGTTAAGAATCACGCCATGTGTACCAGAAAGAACCGTTACAAGCTCCCCGGCTAAACTCTCCACTGCCAATGTGTGGACTTGGTTAAATGAATAATCATAGGAAGTTTTCTCGGCACGATTCAGCGCATTTTGTAGGCTATTTGGCGACCTAGCCCGCTGTAATTCCTCATCTACTGACTGGATTCCGACCTCATAAGCTCTTTCTATCACTTCATACACGGCTTGAGGTGTAAAGACTCCTAACTCTCTCATAATCCGTCTTAACTCTTGATCTAGCTGGTTGGCTATCTCCGCTTGGCGGTTTGGATATTTGATTCCCTGTTCCACAGACTTTTTCATTTGTGCCAGTAAGCGGATCTGAACATCTATATACAGATCACTAACCTTTTCATAGAGTCTTTGTTCATCGTATCCGCTTATCATGAGCCTATTTCCCCTGATGGGATGAGAGACCGACTAAACGACGAAAAGCCCACCGCTTCGGGATCGGTGAGACTCATTCCATTTTCTTTCTGTATCCGCTCCACTTCTTCTGTGACTTGCGAATCTGTCCAGCTTGGATTAACCCACCTTACCGCCGTTTCAATTGATAAGGCTTTAGCTTGTTGCAACTGATTTATGACTCCCGATAGCTGGTTCATGTCGGTTTCAATGCTGTCTGCAAAATCTAATCCAATCGTGGTATCTAGATCATAGCTAGCCCCTAGATGCGTATTCGCTATGGTTCGCATGATTTGAATGGTGTCTAATATGGCCTTTTTAGCTAATCTCTTTTTCTTACTTGCTGTCATTAAAGACTTTCTTTCCCGTGCGCTTATCTCCGTTGCGGTTACATCGGAGCGTTCGCCCATTAATCCAAAACTGGACAAGCTGTAACCTGCTAAGGTAACAATTTGACGTATTAAATCATTGGCTGTTTGCTCATGCTCATTACATCTAATCGCAAACTGTGTAGCCGTCAAGTTGTTCAAGTCAAACGAATTTATTCCCTGTAGCTTAACGTATACCTCGTGATCCGTGTCAAAGGAGCTTTTGCCCATATTATCAAAGTCCATCATCGTCTCTGGTACATGAATGCGGGATTTAGCTAACCGGATATCTCGTAACCATGAGCCGTATACCTCGTCTAGCGAATCAAATAGAGTCTCTAATCCAGCGTAATCACTCGCCCCAATACCAGAGCCACGAAACAAGCGATTAGGAAGACGGTTAGGGATATATCGACAAGCAACCCCATTAAAGCCCGTATGGACTTGTGGGAGAATGTACGCCGTTTCTTTGTGTTGATCTAAAAGAACTGATTCTCCTAGTTTTGTAACTGTGCCTAGATGGGTAGAGGAATTTATATTTCCTAGATGATCGTATTGCTCTATCAGCCAAAGAACTTGACCGGGCGAAATCTCTTTTACCCTCTTATAAAAAATCACACCCATCAACAAGCCGTTACGAAATATAGGTACGGCATTTTCTGGTGGTGTGATTGATAGAATTGGATAGTCAGTTAGTTCCTTGTCCCAAATGGGTTTAAGGAATACCCCACCTAAAGCGGCGGCAACCTCAAATGCTTCTAGAAGACGACTATTTACATCGCTCAGTTCGATAAGATCAAGTAACTTTTGTTGCTCAATCTTCATAAGGGGGTTATCTTCGTCTTGCTTGGCCTCTTGTATATACCAAACAGGAGCTTCACCCATAATGAGATCACTTGATATTTGTGCGATTGCCCCGGCCACGGGTACATGAATAGCCTTTTTAGGCTCCTTGCCCGCCCAATACCAGCCCGATTGTCCCGCATAGTACGATCTCAATGTATGGGTATCCCCACTATACCACGCCGCATGCTCTGCCATCTTGTCGCCTATTCGTGACAAATCTAACGGCGTAGAGCCACCACCGTAGGCATTGTAAATGTCATTAACGATCAACTCATCACCTCCGCATCCAAAGATGTTTTAACGTATAAGCACAATAGCGTACGGCATCTAACGTGTGGTCATGCTGTTTTGTCGGGCGATCTTCGCCCCTCTCCTGTGCCTTTTCATCCCATGTGTAGGCGTGGATCTCTTCTAGGAAGTGTTTACACCTTGACTGCACAGAAAAACGGTCACTCTCTATCAAAGAGGCGACCGTTTCTATACCAGGTATAACGTCATTCTTGGATGGAGCTATTTTCCTGCGTTCTGTTGGCGGTAGCTCACTGTATAACTGTAACGTAAAAGCCTGTGCGCTCGGATCTATCAATATGTATTCAATAGGCCACGAGTGACGAGAATAGAATTTCTGAAACTCTTCTACGTATTGACTAGGGGACTTTTTAAGTCCATCCCGTCCAGAGTGATAATACTCATCGAGTACATGGAATCGCCCCATACTATCCAGTCCGCAAAGCATGAATGTAGTAGCGTTGCTGTTCCCATAGTCCACCCCGATCCACGTCTTCACGATGTTTGTAGGAGGTTGTTCCACTACATGCCGTTCCTCATCAAACATAGAGTAAATAACACCCTCGGCTGTTACCCATTCGCCAAGTATATTACGACGATAGAAAACTCCGCTAAATTGGCGCTTTAGCCTGCTTATAACCGATTCATCTAAACTTAAATTATCTTCCAGTAAGAAGTGCAACCGAACAAACTTTCTTTCCTTCGCTTGGTCTATAAAGTCCGTTTTAAACCAATGTCTCGGCCCCTTCGGGTTACAGTTAAAAAAGAATTTAGCACCGTGAACAGAGCACCGCCCCACACATTGATCGACAAATGACCTCGGCATCAAGGCCACTTCATCCAAGTATATCCCCGCCGCGGTCAATCCCTGAACCGTGTCCTGTGATTTCTCGTTAGAACCCCCAAAAAGGTAGTAAATATTGCTCCCGATTCTGATGTGTCGATCTTCCCCAGAGCGAACATATTTGTATTTGATCCCCTTCGCTGTCAGGATGTCGAAAAGGGGTTTTACTACGTTTCGGTTCAAAGCCCCAATACTACGACCGCCGATGATAAACGTTTGATTCTCGAAAGTAGTAAGCGACCACATCAAAAAAGAATCGATCATGCTTATCGTCTTGCCTGCACGAATCGACCCCTCTGCTATGACCCCATCAAATCCAGCGTATGGACTTTCCGGCATCCACCACATGAGTAGTTGCTTCTGTTTCCGTGAGAACGGTTTAAACTGAAATCCCTTACTCATCGAAAGTTCCTTTTACTTCGCCTTGTAGAGCATCCAGATAGATTTTCACATTAGGAGTTTCAGATGCTTTGTTCTTCTGTTCAAGCTCCTTGCGCTTTAACTCTATTTCTTGCCCCTTGTAAGCTAACTCGATTTCTCTATTAAGCTTGTCCCAGATAGTCCCGATCACGATAGCGCTATCTCGTGCGTTCGTCTTCTGGATTAGCTCAGGGTTTCCGACGTGATCCGTGTAAGCATGAATGACCGACCATGCCTTTTCTATATGCTCTTTCTTTTTCTGTTCTCGTAGTTTGTGAAACGAATCTGGATTAGCAGCTACTATTTTTTTGACAGTCGACCACGAAACACAGAATCGTCTAGCCGTCTCATTCGCATTGCCACATGATGCATAGTGAGCCTTTATCTGCTCTCTCAGCTCATCACCTAGCTTCTTTCCTCGTCTTGCCACATACTCACCACCTTACAAATAGAAAAAAGCGAGTCTCACTAATAGAGAACTCACCCAACAAACCATTATTTAAGATCTTATCATCAGTCTACGTATCCAAATCTTCATCGGTCTTTAAATACTCCAAAGGCGTAGGCACTTGAAACTCATAAAAACCATACATTCTCTGCTGGTGTTCTAGGCGATTTTTTACTTGCTTCAGCTCCTGCACAATCGAGTCTGGTATATCTTTTCGCTCATACATATTATGAAGAATGTTACTTATTGAGAATATTACATTACTCATTACTAGATAGTGTTGATATCTCAGTTTATACTTTGATGCTCTCCCCGCCCCTACTCCCGTAGCGATTGTTGTTACAGGAGTATCTATTACATCCTTTAGTTGTTCTTGTACGTTCTTCAACTCTTTCTTTGCAGATTCTGGTATATCTTTTTGTACACTTATATCACCAAGATTGTTAGCTATAGAAACCACTTGCTCTTTCATCGCTACTTGTTCCAATCTAAAAGAGTTTATTTCATCTCTAATTGCATTTAGCTCATCCACTTGACTACTTATTTTATAAAGTGCCTCTTGAACAATAGCATTTTGAGAGGATGCTTCTTGAGTTTGAAAAAATGCATAAATCATAGCAACAACAGCTAGTATAATCGAAGCAATACTAGAGCCAAATGAAATCTGATCTACCAACAATTGAGCATCAGAGTACTTCCACACAACAACAGCTATTAAAATTAATATCAAGTCGATAGCCAAAAATAAATAAATCAAGTCCTTCTTTTCTACCTTGTCCAATATGCTTTTTCGATTCTTTTCCATGTAATTCCCCTCCTATCAAAAGTATACTTTGATAGAGGGCAACAATCATTAGAAAATTCATTTTATACTTGAAAATGTAATTCAAAAAAGCCCACCTTATAACATAGAAAAAGTCCCCCTAAGAATAGGAATGGGACTCGTTTTGTCATGTCCTTCGCTCTAAAAAGAGCTATGTCTTTGCTTTGACCTTCTCATACTATCATTTTAACACGTTATATACCTTCTTCATTCCCGATAACTTCCCAGATTTGACCCAATCATCGCTACTCTTTGATTTTTGTTTTATATGGTTCTAGATTGTTGATATCAATGGTTTGAATATCATCGGGAGTAATATTGTATCTATACAGCAAATACTTATCTGCATCCTCTTTCTTTGGAGCTGACTTTAAGCGATTATCGTACACATACACCACAACCGTCACTTCATGGAAATTCATCTCTTTTAACGATTGTAGGAAGTTTGAAATCTCCTTTTGAGCTTGATCGCTTTTCTCGTATACTTCAAGGTTAACTTGAAAATATAAAGCCTTATCACCTTTCTTTAGAACTTCAAATACCGAAGGAATTTCCCCTGTATATTTCGCTCCCATACCATCTCTAAAGCTACATATAAGGTTATCTTCCATCAATCTCAAGTCAAATATTTGTTCCGCTAACCTCTTAATAGGGAGTTTTAATTCGTCAGAAAATAATCTACGAATATATGTATCACGTATTTCTTTTGGCGGCTCTATCATTACCGTAAAGGGAGTATTTTTTCCATCTTGAATCGTACCTCTCACGTCATAGCTGGCTCCCGTGACACGACTCTTGAAGATCTCTTTAACCGCAAACTCTTTATGATATTTTTCTTTGATATACTGCCTTGCTTGTTCCTTCACCTTTTGTTCTTCTTCTGGAGTCATTTTAGATAGATCTTCTCTTGGTGAACCACATCCAGCAAGTGCTATCAGCATTAAAACAACTAGTAAGCCTAGGCATAATCTTCTGGTTCTCCGTATCTCCATCATATAATCACATCCTCCAATCATTTTCTTGGAACTATATTTCCATTGTTTTTCGTGTAAATGGAAGTAATAGGAGTAGAAACAGGCTTTCCATCCACTTCTCCAGTGAAGTTTGACATTGTATGGTTTTCAGTTACTCCATTATTGATACTTGATTCGATCCCTTTCACGATGTTATTATCCAACCCTTTCTTATGAGTAACTTCGCCCTTTCGATCTATTACATATGTTTCTCCGGGTCGGTACCCTACCGAGCCGACTACGTCTTCATAGGAGTTATAATTCCTAATTAAGCCATCAAAGTTACCGGCGGCTTCGTTATAAGCTTGTCTACGATTCCGATAATCACTCATATTAATTGCATATGTTCCCGCTCCACCTGCATAACCTGTAGCCAGTGAAGCATTTATATTAGGATAGAGGTTTTTACCGGGTGCGTTAAAAGCGACTGTGGGTATCCGATAGGTCATTCCTACCTCATTAGCTATATACCCGCCAAGGGAATGGCCTGTTAAAGAAAATTGATATCCTTTATATTTTGGGCTATTAATTAGTTGTTCCACAAACTGTTTAGCGGCTCCTGATTGTGGTACATATGAATCAAGACCTACTGCTAAGATGGCATCTGAAAAATAGTCACCTATTCCTTCTGTTCCTCTAAATGAAATAATAATTTCATTTGTTTCTCCATTGACAAAAGTCTTTGCTTGAAGTCCATTTATAGAATCAATTTGTGGTCCTAGTTTCCATTCCACACCCAACTTTTCTAATTCATCATCAGGAATATTGTTATGATACGCAAAATCCGCCGCATATGCCAATTGCTTATCAGTTACCTTTACATCGCTTAACTTTCCATGTGGGTTGTTACTGTCTATGCCTGTTAGGTATTCTCCCGCGCGTTGGAACATAGCTGGAAGGTCGTTCCGTTTCCTTTTATACATCATCCAAGTCATTAGAACGCCAACTCCCATTACAAAAAAGCCAATAAACTCCATGACAATACTAGCAATGAAAGCAAACAAATCACATATTTCTTGCCAAATTCCAGCGGCTATATCTTTAGCTCCCTCCCAAATAAAATCCCACGTATCCGAGAGCCAATCACCTGCCTTCTCCAAGAATCCTTTCTCTTTTGTTGTAGATGTACCTGCTAAATCATCCTTAAACTCTCCATTAATTGGTGTTTGATCGATAAAATTCCCTTCTGCATGTACCATTCCATTGCCAACGAATCCGACCACTAGTAAAGCAATCATCATAATGAATACAAATTTAATAGCTTTGTTGTCTCGCATAGATGTTATCTTCTCCCTTCCAATCCAGCGAAAAAGGACAGGATGGATACCTGCCCTCATCGGTTTACATGCTATGATAAGAAGCCTATTCTAATATTGTATAACAAAACTACACTTTTTTCATTATTTAATCATATAAGGAATATGTCCCACTACCTCGCCGTAAATAATAAGTGCCTTTTCCTTGATTCGATAAAAAGTCGATTTCTCTATACTCATTTCTAACTCTATCTTCCTTCGATCTAAGTCATCTACATAGAGCCTCTGCACAAGCTCCTTTTGCTCACGGCTCATAACTGACAAAACATTGTCTATACGATCTATACAGCGCTTTGGATTGGCTCTCTCAGCCTCTAACTTCATCCGTTGACAAAGAAATGATTACATTCAATCTGAAAGGTGGGATCACCAGTACCCGACTAGGCAACCTCAGACTATAGACGAAACCCTTCTGAAAAATACAATCAGAAGGGTTTCACGATATACTTTTTGATTAATCAACACACCTAACACTGACTAATTTATTCTCGTTACAGACATATAGGCATTCATTTGGCCAACATCGGCCCCTGATATTGTTTGAGTAATTGTCGAAGTATTTTGGATTGTAATTTGATTCGTAGGCACAAGAGATCGATAGATTTCCCCTGATATTGGCCAGTTACCTGTTGCCAGCCCTGTTATGCCAGGAATTGATTCATGAAACCTAGCATTAGGTATAGGAGTTCCATCAATAGCTGGAGTCCATCTAAATGCTACGCCTACAGCAGTAACTCCCACTAAAGATGTAGTAACTTGAAATGCAATCCTGTAGGTCCCCGTTGTTCCAATTGATATAGAAGAAGTCGCGGGAACGAAAAGAGTATCTGGTGTGCCAATATTACTATGAGAATTCGATCCAAATGGAACAACAGCACCCACTGCCACAGGGAAGCCACTACCACCACTACCAAATCCGATATACCGAAATGAAGCAAGGCCCGGTAGTCCTGTTGGTCCCGTGTTACCTTGAGGTCCTGTAGCGCCAGCAGAGCCAGCACCGGTAGGTCCTTGTGGCCCAGTCGGTCCTTGTGGTCCCGTAGCGCCATCCGAACCGGCGCCGGTAGGTCCCTGAGGCCCGGTGTTACCTCGAGGTCCAGTAGCGCCGTCAGAGCCAGCACCGGTAGGTCCCTGAGGCCCAGTGTTACCTTGAGGTCCAGTAGCACCGTCAGCACCAGCGCCGGTAGGTCCTTGTGGCCCAGTGTTACCTTGAGGTCCAGTAGCGCCGTCCGCCCCATCTGCCCCTGTAGGTCCTTGAGGTCCAGTAGCGCCGTCCGCCCCATCTGCCCCTGTAGGTCCTTGAGGTCCTGTGTTACCTTGAGGTCCAGTTGCACCCGTAGTGCCGTTTGCACCTGTAGGTACTTCTAGTTTTACGATGGCAGAACCGGGGGTTACCGTGATTTCTAATGTATCCGATATGAAGTTGAGTGTATCTCCAAATTCGACTGGAGCATTTCCATTTGCTCCTGAGTTTCCTTGAACTAAAAATAAGAAGTCCCCTGTAGCAAAAGATCCCGTCGGCCCTTGAGGTCCCGTAGCCCCTGCTGGACCGGTTCCCCCAGTAGCTCCGACTGCTCCTGCCGGACCAGATGGCCCCTGAGGTCCCGTAGTCCCCGGAGGTCCGGGAGGTCCTCCTGATGATCCCGTGACTCCCGCAGGCCCTTGGGGTCCTGTCGGTCCTCTGGTAACGTCTGTGTTTAATACATTTTCTAGCTTCTCATTTAGTATCCATTCTTTCTTGCCGATTACATTAATCGTATCGCGAACACTATTATTGATCGTGAGCAAATCGCTAATGGTGGGTTGGAAGGATGTTGAGACTCCGGGAAGCGTTCCGAGAACGTATTGGAGTTTTTCTCCTTCCGCATTAATAATGTGGCTAAGACCTAGCTCCTCTAATGCAATGGATGATAATAACAGATTCACTGCGTCTTCTCTTGTAATGGAAATATTAGGTGAAATATTAGGTATATTGGCTTGAGACATGTTTTCACTCCTTTTATAAATAATAAATTACATTATCATCAATATTCATATTCATATTCATAAAAATAGCAACCTATTCATAGTCCCATTTTTTCAAAGCCGACTGTTTTTGTTCATGACTTCCTATCTCAAAAAAATAGAATCTAGTTGTTGAAAATATAATCATTTCAACAACTAGATTCTATTCATCCTTAATCAAATAATATTTCGTGACACGATTAATGTAATCGAAGAAAAAGAATGGATACTTAATGAGAAATTAGAAAAAGCATTAGACGCAGCCATACTCCAACTATCCAAATGCTATTTGTAAGAGATATATCTGCTTTACTATATTCCATATTGGGAAGGAACGTGCCCCGCTACTTCGCCATAGAAAATAAGTGCCTTTTCCTTGATTCGATAAAATGTAGATTTCTCTATATTCATTTCTAACTCTATCTTCCTTCGATCTAAGCCATCTACATAAAGCTTCAGTACAAGCTCTTTTTGCTCTCTATTCATAGCGGACAAAGCATTGTCCATACGTTCTATACGGCGCTTTAGATTGGCTCTCTCAGCCTCTAGCTTTATCCGTTGGCAAACAATCTGAAAGGTAGGATCACTAGTACCTGACTTCTGCACGTTTGCGGTGTCCTGATTCCTGTTTGAGCCTTCATAGAAAGAATCTATTAGTTGATATTCAATCTCTGTTAGCCTAGCTCTCCATTGCCTATATCGTCTTAAATCGTGTTCAATCCTTGCCTTTACTATTGGATCTAGAGCCATTCTCTCTCCTCGCCTTCGCATCATGAAGTAGTTTTAAAAGAGTCTCAACAGGTAGAACAGCCAACCATTTTTGCCGATCTGCCTTAACCGCCAATGCATCATTACCGTTCAGCCATCCATAGATCTGTTTAAAACCGCTACCTCTCACCTTGCACTCCCATTGCAAGCCAAGCCCTTTCACATCCCCTTTATACGATCCGCCCAAGGCTCCAGACAACGGAACCCTTTCTCCTTGGATGAGCTTGGCGAATTCCCTTTCTGATCTTGCTCCCTTGTCCCTCTGTGCTTTCCCCATATATGTATAACCTCACTATTAACAATGGATTTGAATACGTGAATCAAACTCACTCATGCCCTCGGCTACTTCCGATACATCCACTTCTTGAAACTCACTTAATACCATTTCCCATTCTGGTAGCCGTCCAGTTCTCATAAAGTACTGTTTGCAGAACTCGTATACGTACCATTTCACGAAGCATGCTCCCTTCTCGAAAGATCTAGGAATTTACTTTGTTCCTTTACGAATAATAGTTCGGTCTTTCCGATGGCTCCGTTGCGATGTTTAGAAACTAGGATCTCTGTTATGTTTTTCTTCTCCGAATCTCCATCGTAATAATCGTCACGGTAGAGGAATGCCACAATGTCTGCTGTTTGTTCTATCTCTCCCGACTCCCTCAAATCGGACAACATCGGGCGCTTGTCCTCTCTTTGTTCTACCTGTCGCGAAAGCTGGCAGAGGCAAATGACGGGTACATCTAATTCCCTCGCCATCTGTTTAATCGCCCTTACATTCTCAGAGACTGCCTCATATCGGTTCATATTTCGATCCGTGCCCATCAATCCAAGGTAATCAATGAAAATCATGTCTAGTCCCTGATCTTTCTTGATCTTACGGGCTTTGGCCTTCATGGTTGTTATATCGATACTTGGAGCCGTTTCGAGGAATAGAGTACTTCCTAGTTTCTCATAGAGGTATCCCAAGGCTTTTGTATATTGTTCGTATTCTTCGTCACTTAATAGACCTGTTCCCAATTGAGAGCTATCAAGTCCCGCTCCATTAGCGACAATCCTATTAACGATTGATTCTTCACTCATCTCAAGTTCGAAGAAAAGTGTCTTGTGACCACTCTCTGCCATTCCCATTGCTAGATCGATAGCGAGGGCCGTTTTCCCCATGCTCGGACGGGCCGCAAGAATAATAAGTTCTTGCTTTTTAAAGCCTGTTAACATGTGGTCTAAGTCCTGAAAACCACTAGGAATCCCAACAATCGGAGAGCCTGCCGCATACTTCTCTTCTAAATTACCTGCGTACCTCAAAAGGGCATCAGACAAAGGGGATAATGTACCTTCCTCGACTGTACTGTTCGTTACTTCGCTTATGCGCCTTTCCGCTTGATTGATAGCTTCTCTAATCTCTTCTCGACCCCGCATATATCCCATACTAGCAAGATCTTGTCCGATCCTTACTAAGTTGCGCAAACTAGCTAAATCCCTTAATCGGGTAGCATGATATACCACGTTTGCCGTGGTAATCGTGTTCGCTACAATATCTACCATGTCGCTAATGGAAAGATCGTGCTTTGTTAAAAAGGGTTCCAATTCAACGATATTGACATATTGCTCGTCCTTCTGCCACAGGTGATAGATTTCTCTAACTAAACCTTGATATTTTGTATAGTAAAAGTGTTGCGGTTGAACAATCTCTACCACGTCAGCTATACACACTGGATCGAACAGCATAGTACCTATTATCTCTTGTTCTAAACGTATATCATGCGGCGCTAATGGACTAATACTCATTGGCTTCCCTCTTGCTGGCTTTCCTCTCGCTTTCTTCTTTTTTGCTCCTCAAGCTCTCTCAGTCGCTTGACAATAGGGGGCAATGAATCACCGCCTACATTCCCTCTGACTGGCTCATGAGATCTACGGGTAGGCATTTGCTTGTTCTTCCAAGTCTTCATACGGCTTTGTAGCTGATCGAAATTTGACCGAAGCTTCTTAGCTGACAAGATATTGCCTTGCCAGAAGCTGTCTGCTGTCGCAAAGTCGATAACATCATATATTTCCGGTTCCGTTCGTTTGTCGATCTCCACTAGCAATCTGAACTCATCAGTCCACTTGTAAAGATTAGTAGGCATCTTTGCATTCGGCTTCCAAGCAAGGATTTTATTTTTTAAGTATGTTGCTAATTGCATATAAGGGGATTCTTCGTCGTAAACTCTTTTTCGTTTGCGACAAGAGATCTTTTTTTCTTTTTCTTTTTCTTTTTCTTTTTCTTTTTCTTTTTCCCCATAGTCTACAGGTACAGTATCGATATGGTATCCATACTGTTTACATAGGGTATAAAAATCATTTACAAACCCTTGATTCTTCAACTCTTTCAACTCTTTTAAAATACAAGCCTTCACCTTCGGACTATTGACCCAGTTGTATTTAATCCAGTTCAATAGGAAGATCTCTTTTGTGTCGTCACAGTATCGAATCTTTCCGTACTCTTCAAACCTTCTCAGGAGCTTGTCTACTGTCTCTCGGTTATAGCCTGTTTCGGTTTCAATGATCCGCTTAGGAAGTTCATAGATTCCACATTGCGCCGTCTTACTGTTTGTCATTAAATAAAGGAAAAAGTATTTCTCTTCTGGTGTAAGATCCAGCACAAACCCATCCTGCCAAAACTCCACACGTACATGCCTGTATACCGCCATATTCTGCTCCTCTCCCCATCAGGGGAGCCAGCTCTACACTGACTCGTTGTATTTGTTATCATCCATTACGTTCTCTCTTGTTTGGCTTATTGTAAATTTCATATTCTCGACTAAATGGTTTATGATGTCTCTCAACTCTTGCTCGGTATATTGAAACTGAATTAAGGTATCCCTCATTTGAACCAGTTCATCTTCTAGTTGGTCTAGGCTATTTAGTAGGCTATTCTGCATGTTCTGCGCCCCCTGCTTCTTCCGTATCAGGCTCTTTGTCAGGATGATTATAGAAAGCCTGTTCGAACCTTTTGAAGCTAAGAGGAAGGGTTGCAGGCAGTTTACGGTTAAACGCATGCTCCGTGCGGTCCCCTGCCTCCCAATGTTCGTCGGGTTGTGTATGAATCACTCTTACAGCCCCCTCATTCGTTCGCATACTCTCCGCATAGAGGATAATATCTACCATGCCTAGCACGATCTCCCGTCCTGACTTAGGAATGGATGGAATCGCCTTCGAGATAGTAGAAGTACGTGTTTTCATCTCAGTTATCTCGACATGACTGGTCATAACAAGACCATATGGTAAAAGGGAGAGCTTCCGTATCACTCGAAAAAACTCATCTTTCACGAGCTGCCAACCCTTCCCGAATCCTAAATCGCTCTCATGCTGAATCCCTTGTTTCTCTCTCACAAACTCGGCGCAACACTTCCAAAGGTTATCAATTGTATCAATCACAATTGTTCGATATGGATGTTTGCCACGACTAAGTTCTGCACATACTTTTACAAAGATTGTCCAATCAGGAACTTTCACCTCATAGCATGACAAAGCTTCTAACCCCGGCTCCGTGGCAAGGAAAAGAGGGTTGTCCATCCTGCTACAAAATGTCGACTTTCCGATCTTTGGTTGACCGTAGAGAAGGACTGAATAGTCTTCTAATTTCTGCTTAGGATGCGTTTTTTCTGTGGGTAGTAACATGAAGTATCCTCCGTCTAGCTTATTAAGTTGTATAAATCTCTTTTTTTTGGTATTCTGTCAGTACAATTGTTTTTGTCAGGGTGTTACCCTGTCGGCTCGCTTACACCACTAAGCGGGCTTTTTTGTGTTCCTAGCGATCTCTCTTCTTATCTGTTGGTTGGTATGCAAACTTATAATCGTGCACTTGATCTCTTCCAACCGCCGTTGTTTTTCTTCCTCTGTGATCTTAGGCGCTACTACGTGGATTGTCGTATTACCGATCTTGTAGGTAGCATCATATTCTGTATTCTCCACCTTGCAAACTTCCATGTTTGTAATCCTCTCCTTGCTCTGTTATATACTGATTAAAAAATACATCTTGAACCGTTAATCCATAGTAGTTAGCGATCCTAACTTTAATTTCATCAAGAGGAATTCTACTACCATTTTCGTAACTGGATAATGCAGATACGCTTATTTGAACGGCTTTTGATACCTCCTTCCGCTTTCTATTTCCTCGCAAGTACCTCAGCGTACTTCCGATTAGTTTCTTGTTCAAAGCTCACACCTCATTACTCAATATGAGTTATATATTAATTATAAACCTCATATTGAGTTAAAGCAACGTTTTTTCTTGATAGCTACTAAAATACAGACAATATGTGTTACAATCATATCTATATTAACTCAATACGAGTTAATGAACGCATTTCGTAGTAGAGGAGGGATACGATGAATATTCTAGGAAAGCGCTTAAAGCAGGAGAGAATGAGGAAAGAGATTAGTCGAAAAGACTTAGCTAATTTATTTTCTATCAATCAAAATACTCTCGGGCAGTATGAAAGAGGTGAGCGAAAACCTTCTCCAGAGATGGTTAAACGTTTTTCGGATTTTTTCGGCTGTTCCATTGATTACCTATATGGCACGACCGATATATCCGTACCCACCCATGAACTGAATCAATTATTTATAAATGACCAGTTAGATCCACAACATCTACAAACATTTATAACCGCCTTAGAGAAAATCTATTTGAAATCGCAAAGCTCAAACTGGGAACAAGACCAAGAAAAAGCCTTTACAGAAATCCTTGAGATTTTAAAATCAATGACAGTCGCCGGAAAAAGCATACCAACAAGCACATTACAGCTTCTTTTACCTGTTTTAGTAAGGGTTAGGCAAGAGATTGAATCCGATAATGAAAAGTCATGGGAGTAAATTAACGCATCTTCTTTAAGCAAGAGATCAATTTTGCTACACTCCCTTTCTTTATGCTACCGATGACTTCGTACAATAGTCCCGTATAAAGAATCTCTTTCTTAGTTCGAGATTTGACTTCTTCTCCTTGTTGAGAAGTCTTATTAAGTTCGTCGATGCTCAT